CGTAAGTTGTTGATTTTCAACGACTTAGCCCCTCTTGACAAATGGCTGGAAAACAGTTATATTTAATGTATAGTTCGTGAGATGTCCCACTTCATCATGGAGGTTGTATGACGGTTCAGCGACTGGTGGATGCCCTTCGTAGCACTGGCAAGCAGGAGTTCACGCGGCCTGAGATTGTTCAGGTGGCCAACAGCATTGGTGTGAATCCGAGTCCGTTTCTGTCCAATCACGCCAACAAGGTTCGCCGTGGTGTGTATCATCTGAATGGCAAGTCTGTCCCTACTTCCAACCCTGTTCTGGAGATTGTGAACGTGCCTGATTCCCCTGCTGTGATGCATCTGGCTCAGCCCAAGCTGAAGGTTGAGGTGGACAATCTGGTGCCCAAGAAGGATGCCACCTACGTGGCGTTTGGCTTCCACAAGGATCTGACCACCATTCTGTCCAGCAAGAATTTCTATCCGGTGTTCATCACGGGTCTGTCTGGTAATGGTAAGACCACCATGGTGGAGCAGGTGTGTGCCAGTCTGAAGCGTGAGGCCATTCGTGTGAACATCAGCATCGAAACTGATGAGGATGACCTGATTGGTGGCAACACGCTGATTGATGGCAACGTGGTGTATCGTGAGGGTCCGGTGCTTCTGGCCATGAAGCGTGGAGCTGTCCTCATCCTTGATGAGTGTGACCGTGGCAGCAACAAGTTGATGTGTCTGCAGGCCATTCTGGAGGGCAAGCCCTATTTCAATAAAAAGACTGGCGAGACGGTGTATCCGGCGCCTGGCTTCAACATCGTAGCCACGGCGAACACCAAGGGTCAGGGATCCGATTCTGGCAAGTATATGTCAGCTCAGATTCTGGATGACGCCTTCCTGGAGCGTTTCGCTGTGACCATCGAGCAGGAGTACCCCTCTGTGAAGGTGGAGAAGAAGATTGTGATGAAGAAGATGGAGCGTGTGGAGAAGGTGGACGAGGACTTTGCCGACAAGCTGGTGGCATGGTCAGACATCATTCGCAAGACATTCAAGGAGGGTGCCATTGATGACCTCATCAGCACGCGCCGTCTGGAGCATATTGTGAATGCCTTCGCCATGTTCGGTAGCCGCATGAAGGCCATTGAGATGTGTATCGCTCGCTTCGATGCCGACACCAAGACGGCGTTCCTGGACCTGTACACCAAGGTGGACGCGGGTGTGGAGATGCCCTCGGCGGATGCCGCCGAGGAGGGTGAGGATGTCGCTGGAACGGTTTGATTATAACGGAAAAATCATCTGGGTGCATTCCAAAGATGATTGTTCAGGTGAATATTGCGTAATTCATAATCCCAGCAATCATCGTATGAAGGATTGGCCTTTGAATTGGAGAACTGACCGATACATGATGGAACGAGTGTGTGAACATGGTGTGGGACATCCAGATCCTGACCATGTTGCACACATTCGGAAGGTGAAAGGTGATGAGTATGCCAACGTAGATGCCATTCACGGGTGTGACGGGTGCTGTCATGACTAATCCCATGGTGAACTATTCAGACATCACGAAACAAACGGCCAGTGAAATGTACAATGTTCGTGATGAGTACAAGGTGAACACCTATGAGCAGAATGTTGCCATCACCATATCAGAGCAACGTAGGTTCTCGGTGGGATGTATCAACATCACAGGTGAGTTGAATGTAGGAATGATGATTCGTTCGGCGTGTCTTTTTGGGGCTGAGAATTTTTACATCTTTGGACGAAAGAAATTTGATAAGCGTAGCACCGTGGGTGCTGAGAAATATATTAATATCGTCCAATATAACTTTGATGACCCGATACACGCCGACGAATCCATTCTGAATCAGTTGAAGTTGTTGAACCATGATGTGATTCTGTGTGAAACTGGTGGTGAGGTTTTAGGAAAGGATACTTGGAATTCAAGAAAGTTTAATCCTCCAATCCTTCATCCTTTGTTTCTTTTTGGGTCTGAGAGTCATGGTATTCCAGAATCCATTGTGAAATCTTTTAATAGAAAAATTAGTATTCCACAACGCGGTGTTCTTCGGAGTTTCAATGTGAGTGCTGCCATGAACATCATTGTGTGGGATTACATTCGGGAGATGTATCTATGAGGACCAAGTTGAAAGAAGCATCCATATTGTTTGTTGTTCAGATATTCATGTACACCATTTGGTGTATCAACTTTCGTGCTGTGGCTGATGCACATTACCATACTGCGGCTCTCAGCGACTTTCTGATTGCCTCCATGAACTTCTTTGTCATCAAGAAGATTGCACATGGTCAGGACAACTTCCACCAATGGGCAGGGTATGCTTTGGGTAGTGTGGTGGGAAGTTATTTTGGTATCTGGGTGTCAGCAACATTCTTAGGAGGGTGACCGAATGAACTTGACAGAAGATGAAATGCTTGTTATGTTGAAGAAGGCTTATGTACGCGGCCAATATGAACACATGGAACAGCGGTATCGGCGTCCAGGTGATAGGGTGAGAAATTATCCTGTCATCAATATTCCCAATCACGTAGTGGAAGATTTAATTCAGGAGTGAACATGAAACCAGTAAGTCCGCGATATCCAACGTATGTCATCTATGAGGGATATGACCGAGCTCTTGCTTTGGAATCTGTTGGCAAGGGATGGGCATCTCTGATTCATGAGGTGTTTGATTACATGGAACAACACAAAGTCACCACCAAGGTGATTCAAGTCAAGGAGAAGTGGGGTGGTCTTCGAATCTACACCGACTTCATTGATGACGCTTTTGATGCCAAGGTGCGAGATGTAGAGAAGAAGAGCTTCAAGATGTGTGAACTGTGTGGAGCTGCTGGCAACCTTCGTGGTAATAGCTGGTACCAGACCTTGTGTGACACACATGGTAAAGATAAACCCATCATCAAGGATTAAAATATGAATGAAGAAATCAATTATAAATTCCATGAAGATAGAATTCTTCGTGAACTGCAAGCCTACATTGATAGCACCTATGATGAACATTATTCCAGAACCAAGTTTCAGGCCACGGAATTCATCATTGACGGTGGTCATGGTGTAGGCTTCACTGTTGGTAACATCTTGAAGTATGCACAAAGATATGGAAAAAAGAATGGGTATAATAGAAAAGACATCTTGAAAATCATACATTACGCTATTATATTATTACACATCCATGATACAGATGAACACAATACAACTGAGGAGTAACCATTATGAAGATTAGCAGCAAAACCCTTTCACTTCTTCAGAGCTTCGCACAAATCAGCAGCAATCTGCTTGTGAAGCCTGGCAAGAAGTTGGCAACCAGAAATGCTGTGAACAGCATTCAGGCACGTGCCGTGGTAGATGAAACATTTCCACAGCAGTTTGCCATCTATGATTTGAATCAACTTCTGTCTTTGATTTCTGTGTCACAGAATCCTGACATCGAGTTTGGTGACAAGAGCCTCACTATTCGTTCTGAGAACGGTGGTGAGATTGAATATTTCTATGCTGATGAGAGTCTGGTGACAGCGCCTAACGAGAATCCTCCTCAGCTCGAGGATGTGTACACGTTCAAGCTTACGGCTTCTGACATTCAGACCATTGTGAAGACCGCCAGCATCGTGTCTGCCACCATGTTGAACATCGTGTCCGAGAAGGGCAAGGTGACACTCAGCATCAATGACCCGAAGAACAGCACTTCTCACAGCTACAAGAAGCCACTAGGTGATTCTGATGTGTCATTCAATGTGAAGATGGCTATTGACAGCTTCAAGGTGGTGGCTGATGAGTACAATGTTCGTGTGGCACACGCCGTGGCCAAGACTGGCAAGGTGTTGGTGTTCTTCTTTGAATCCACTTCTTCTGACTTAACTTATCTTATTGCGGCTGACTCTACATCTAAGGTGTAATCATGGAAGCCAATCGTGAGCAGTTTCTTTGGGTTGAAAAATATCGTCCGCGGAAAATCAGTGATTGTATTCTGCCTGACAAGTTGAAAAACACATTCCAGGAGTTTGTGGACCAGGACAACATTCCCAATATGTTGTTGTCGGGTACAGCTGGTACAGGTAAGACCACAATCGCTCGGGCTCTGTGTGAAGAATTAGGGTGCGACTACATCATCATCAACGGCTCGGAAGAGTCTGGTATTGATGTATTGAGGACTAAAATCAAAGATTTCGCAAGTACAGTTTCGTTGGCCGGCAAGGTCAAGGTGGTGATACTTGACGAGGCCGATTATCTCAATCCTAATTCCACACAACCCGCTCTCCGTGGATTCATTGAGGAGTTCAGCAAGAATTGTCGGTTCATCTTCACGTGCAATTACAAGAACCGAATCATTCCTCCACTTCATAGTCGGACCACGGTGATTGACTTCAAGTTGGAGAAGGAGGATCGTCCGGTTGTGGCCTCCAAGTTCTTCAAACGTGTTCAGGAGATTCTGAACAATGAGAACGTGACTTTTGACCCGAAGGTGGTGGCAGAGCTGTTGAACAAACACTTTCCGGATTATCGTCGTGTGTTGAATGAGATGCAACGCTATTCAGCATCAGGCACCATTGATGCTGGCATCTTGAGCAATGTGTCTGATGCCAACATGAAGGAGCTGTTGGTGGCACTTCGTGAGAAGGACTTCAAGAAGATGAGAACCTGGGTGGTGAACAATCTGGACAATGACCCGAACGTGTTGTTCAGAAAGTTGTATGACTTCCTACTTCCTGAAGTGGTTCAGGTTCCTCAGTTGGTGTTGCTGTTGGCTGACTATCAGTACAAGGCAGCCTTCGTGGCTGATGCTGAAATCAATCTGGTGGCTTGCCTGACAGAAATCATGGCCGCCTGTGAGATGAAGCCATGAGACTAGAAAACAAAAATCAGTTGTCAATAAAATTGACTGACAAACAAAAGGGTGACTTTGCAGAACATAAAGCTATAGAATTTTGGACACTCTGCGGGTGGGAAGTATTTGAAGGCCCATCTGATAGTGTTTGTGATAGGATTGTTCGTTCTCCAGATACAGGTGAAATGTTATCTATACAGATTAAGTATATCTCTAAGGATACATCACACGTGGAAACTTATTCAACTGGTTCTGGGACTATGAAAGGTGGGAAAAGAAAAAGGACGAACTATGCAAAACACAATATAGATTATATTATGGCTGTGAATCCACACACGGAACAGTACTATCTTTATCCAAAAGAATACTACGAAAATTACAGTTCATTGACTCCTTCTCGGCACCCGGGAGTGTCTATTCCTACAGTGGAAAAAACTTTGGAAGAGATTAGAAAAACTCGGCATAAAGACCATCTTGCAACCTTGGATTCAGTTTACCATGACTGAAAAAAATCTTGATGGAGAAATCATCAAGGACTGGATTGTGGAAGAGTACAAGATGCCGAAAATCAGTCCTTTTGATTTCGTGAATGCCATTCATTACACTAAGGAGAATCTGATAGTGGATGAATGGAGTGAGAAGCAGTACAATCCGTTTGTTGTGAACAAGAGTTTAAGTTTCGGGGCTGACACGGTGATTGCAGCCAACGAGATGAATAGTCGTCCCCATTTGGAGAAACGCCTCCAGTTTGATTTCCTTATAAATACCATTAGACCTCGCAAGAGATTTAATAAGTGGTTGAAGGCTGAAAAAGTCGAAGACCTTGAAGTGGTGAAACAGTATTATCATTACAATACTGAGAAGGCACAGCAAGCTCTGAGGATTCTATCACCTGACCAACTAAATACCATTAAGGAACGATTGAACACAGGTGGATTGACAAATGGCACATGACTTAATAAACATACCTAGTATTCCAGGGTATCACCCCGTGGAAGTGAAACTGGTGAATCAAGATGACTTTCTGAAGGTTCGTGAAACACTGACACGTATTGGTGTGGCATCACGCAAAGACCAAACGTTGTATCAGAGTTGTCATATTTTACATAAGCAAGGCAGATACTTCATTGTTCATTTCAAGGAACTGTTTGCACTTGATGGCAAACAAGCTGACTTGTCTGACAATGATTTGCAACGCAGAAACACGGTGGCCCATCTGTTAGAAGATTGGGGCTTGGTGGAGATTGTGGATGCTGATATGTGTGAAGATACAGCACCATTATCACAAATCAAGGTGTTGGCTTTTGGTGAAAAGAAGGATTGGAATCTAGTAGCAAAATATAATATCGGAAAAAAGAAGTAAAGTAGTACTTGATTGTAGGGGTGTTAGGAGTTATCATTAACCTTAGATACGCCGAAAGGGTATCACTAACACATTCGCTCGACAGGAGGAATTATGACACGTACCTATACATTCAACACATCCAGCATTGGTGGTCCATGGGCCATTGGGTTTGACCCACTTTGGAATCGGTTGCAAGACATTCAAACAATGAATGCTTCAAGCAACTACCCACCATACAACATCATCAAGCATGATGCTGAAAACTGGAGCATCGAACTTGCTGTGGCAGGATTCAAGCGCAGTGAGCTTGATGTTGAATTGGCTGAAGGTGTTCTCACCATCTCAGCCAAGGCAGAATCCACTGATGAACAAGAATATGTTCATCGTGGTTTAGCAAAGCGTGCGTTCACTAGAAAGTGGACACTCGCAGATGACGTAGTAGTACGTGATGCTTCATTGACTGACGGTGTGCTTGCCATTAAGTTGGAACGCATCATCCCAGAAGAAAAGAAGCCACGTAAGATTGACATTATATAATTAAGTAGTCCTCCTAACACTCCTACAATTGAGTATATCATGGCTTTAATGTGTATCAAGACGCTTCTAGGCGAAGATTTAATTGGTGATGTCACCATACGTGAGAATACCGTAGACATTGACACACCCCTCATGGTGATGATTGTTCCCAATGAAAAGGGACAATACAGCGTGGGTCTGGCACCCTACATGATTTTCTCACAATCTCGGATGTTCGAGTTTGACAAGAAACACATCATTCTGTTCACAGAACCTGCTGATGAACTTCGGAATCAATATCATAGCATCACAGGAAAAGGTATTGTGGTTCCCAACAAACCAAAAATTGAATTGCTACCATAACAACACCAGGGGTGCTTGACATCCCTGGTTGTTTTGTTTATATTAAAACATAATCACATTCAAGACCCGGGAGCGGTTGAATGAAAAAGTTTTACACTAGTGTATTGCAGTTTGGAAACAAACTATTGGTTCGTGAAGTTCGTAATGGCAAGAAAGACAACCACAAGGTGGAATTTCGTCCCACCATGTTCATCAAGACGAAACAGGAAAGCAAACACAAGAGTTTGTTTGGCGACAACCTAGAGCCCATGAAGTTTGGTGACATTAATGATGCCAAGGACTTCATGAAGAAGTACAAGGAGGTGGAAAACTTCCCCATCTTCGGCAACACATCATTCGCCTATCAATACATCACAGAAGAATATCCAGAAGAGGTGGACTATGATATTAGTCAACTCACCATCTTCACTATTGACATTGAAACTGCATCAGAGAATGGGTTCCCGAGCGTGGACAATCCCATTGAAGAGGTGTTGCTGATTACTGTGCAAGACAACATCACCAAGAAGATTACCACATTTGGTGCCAAGAAGTTTGATATCAGCAACATCAAGAAAAATTTCGAATACATCAAGTGTCGAGATGAGGCCGACCTACTTTCCACCTTCTTGCGCTTCTGGCAACTTAACTGTCCTGATGTGGTTACAGGGTGGAACACACAATTGTTCGACTTGCCCTATCTCATGGTCAGAATCAAGCGAGTGTTGGGTGAGGATCGTGTGAAGGATCTGTCGCCGTGGCGCATTGTAAATGAGCGGACTGTGACCATGAATGGGCGTGAATATCTCACAGCCGACATCTATGGCATCAGCAACTTGGATTACTTGGATTTGTACAAGAAGTTCACCTACTCAGCACAAGAAAGTTACAAGTTGGATTACATTGCTCAACAAGAGTTGGGTCGTAGAAAGTTGGAACATGGCTACGAGACATTCAAGGAACACTACACAGAAGATTGGCAGTCGTTTGTGGAGTACAACATCGTGGACGTGGAGCTGGTGGATGCCTTGGAAGACAAGATGAAGTTGATTGAACTGGTCATCACCATGGCCTATGACGCCAAGTGCAACTTCACAGACATCTTCTCGGCGGTGAGAACCTGGGATTGTATTCTTCATAATCATCTCTGGGCCAAGAACATCATCGTGCATCAGAAGAAGGACAATGAAGGCAGAACCATTGCCGGTGCCTATGTGAAAGAACCCACGCCTGGCAAGTATGATTGGGTGGTGAGTTTTGACGCCGCATCTCTGTATCCCAGCATCATCATGCAATACAACATGAGTCCTGAGACCATGATGGTGGGTGTCACAGCCGACGCCAGCCCAGAAATTCTGTTGGAAGGAGATGTGAACTTCCATGACTTCTTGAAGAACAAGAATTACGCCATGGCAGCAAACGGCTATTGCTACACTCACAAACATCAGGGATTGTTTCCTGAGATTGTGGAAAAGATTTTCACAGAACGTGTGTTCTACAAGAAGAAGATGATTGAAGCACAGAAGGAATATGAGAAGACCAAGGATGCCAACCAGGTGAAGCTCATCAGCAAGTACAACAACATTCAGATGGCTAGAAAGATTCAATTGAATAGTTTATATGGCGCCTGGGCTAATCAATACTTTCGTTTCTACGATGACAGGATTGCCGAAGGTATCACGCTGACAGGACAATACATCATTCAGCATGTGGGTCGTGCCTTGAATGAATACTTGAACAAGGTGTGTGAGACAGAAGGTGTGGAGTACACATTCTATTCTGACACAGACAGTTGCTACATCACATTGGATCGTTTAGTTCAGAAGCACTTCTCACATCTGGACAAGAACAAAGTGGTGGATGTGATTGACAAGTTCTGTAAAGACAAGGTGGCCAAGGTGTTGGCAGATGCCTGTGACCATATCATGCATACCACAAATGGGTATGTGTCCAAGATGGAGTTCAAGCGAGAGGTGATTGCCGACCGTGCCATCTGGGTGGCCAAGAAGCGATATGCCTTGAATGTGTATGATAGTGAAGGTGTGCGATACCAGGAACCCAAGTTGAAGGTGCAAGGCTTGGAGATTGTCAGAAGCAGCACGCCTGGCAGTGTTCGACAGTATCTTCGTGATGCTGTGAAGATGGCACTGACCTGTACACAAACTGAAATTCAAGACTTCATTGCTGATTTGGAGCAGAAGTTTCATCAAATGACGCCAGAAGAAATTGCCTTCCCTAGAAGTGCCAACAATCTGGCCAAGTATCATTCTGGTTCAACCATCTACATGAAAGCCACACCACTTCACGTTCGAGGCGCCTTGTTACACAATCACTACATCAAAGCAAAAAAACTGGACAAGAAATATGAGTTGATTAAGGAAGGAGATAAAGTGAAATACTTGTATCTGAAGGAACCCAATCCCATCAAGGAGAACAGCATCGCCTTCACAACCAGTTTACCAAAAGAACTTGACTTACACAAGTATGTTGATTATCATACTATGTTCGACAAGAGTTTCTTGGAGCCTATGAGAACCATTCTGGATTGTCTGGGATGGAGTACAAATAAAGTTGCCACATTGGATGACCTATTCTAAGGAGATGTTATGTCATTAATCAATAAGTTGCGTAAGAATTCCACAATTCGTGAAACAGAAATTCTGACAGAAAGCAAGTTCTTTTCTGCCAAGGACATGATTCAGACACCTGTGCCTATGATTAACGTGGCGTTGTCAGGTCGTTTGGATGGTGGGTTGACGCCTGGATTGACGGTGTTCGCCGGCCCTAGCAAGCACTTCAAGACCGCCTTTGCCATGTTGTTGGCCAAGAGCTATCTGGAGAAGTATGAAGATGCTGCCATCTTGTTCTATGACTCAGAGTTTGGTGCGCCTGCTGGATACTTCCAGAGCTTTGGCATTGACACCAATCGTGTGATTCACACACCCATCACAGACATTGAACAACTGAAGCATGATATGATGTCACAAATCAACAATATTGAACGTGGTGAGCATGTCATCATCATTGTGGATTCCATCGGTAACTTGGCATCACGCAAGGAAGTGGAAGATGCCTTGGATGGCAAGAGTGTGGCAGACATGACTCGCGCCAAGCAGTTGAAGAGCTTGTTCAGAATGGCTACACCACATTTGACCATCAAGGATGTTCCCATGGTGGTGGTGAATCACACCTACAAGGAAATTGGGATGTTTCCCAAGGACATCGTGTCAGGTGGCACAGGCATCTACTACTCGGCTGACAACATCTTCATCATTGGTCGTCAGCAGGAAAAGGATGCCGACGGCTTGACGGGCTACAACTTCATCATCAATGTGGAGAAGTCTCGCTTTGTTCGTGAGAAGAGCAAGATTCCCGTGGAAGTGTCATTCGAAGGTGGCATCAGCACCTGGTCAGGTCTTCTGGATGTGGCATTGGAATCAGGACACGTGGTGAAGCCACAGAATGGATGGTATCAGAAGAAGGGTGAGGAGAAGAAGTATCGTGTCAATGACACCTACGCCAAGGAGTTCTGGATGCCCATCTTGAAGGATGTATCATTCCAAGACTGGATCAAACAAAACTATGCCATCTCCACATCATCTCTGGTGGCAGAGTTCACAAATGAGATGATTAACCAGGAATATGACAATGCCTAATTGCCCTAGCTATGAAGTGAGGTCCAACCAGTTCTACAAAGAAAAAAACACCGCAGATTTCTACCTTGAGTTGAAAGAAGGTCCTTTCATTGGTCTATGTTTTGTGTTTGGTCCCATCACGTTTGATGGTGAAGATGAAAATGGTAATGGAAAAATCAATTTCGATTATCACTTGTTGTTCATCCCAGCTCATGTAAATTTTGATGAACAGAAGCCTGATATTGAAGTGGTGGTAGGTACCATCCTTCAACACTTACTTGAAACCATGGTGACGAACGATGAAACTGGAACTAGTGATACTGAATCAACTACTGAAGGACGAGGACTATCTCAGGAAAGTGATTCCCTTTCTGAAGGATGAGTACTTCACAGACTGGTCAGAACGAAAAGTATTTCAACATCTGAAAACATTTGTGGAACAATACAACGCCGCTCCCAGTTCAGCGGCGTTGAATATTTCGTTGCAAAATGACAAGACCTTGACAGAAGAGGAGTTCACAAACATCACAGAGGTGCTCACACAATTTGGTGAAGCTCAATCCAACAAGGATTGGGTGTTGAATGAAACTGAAAAATTCTGCAAAGACAAGGCGGTGTACAATGCCATTGTACAGTCCATTCAAATCATTGATGGCAAGGACAAGAAGTTCACTAGTGAAGCCATTCCAGAAATTCTCAAAGATGCCCTCGGCGTCAGCTTTGATAATAGTGTGGGGCATGATTATCTTCTGGACAGTGATGATAGGTTCGAATATTATCACAAGCTAGAAGAACGTATGCCATTT